ATGCGCGCTCGCAGAATGGCCGTCATCACTGTCGCCCTGGCTCTCGCCGGCGTCCCAGCCGCGGCCGCTGAGTCGACCGCGGTGACCGCGCAGACCGGCCTGTCCGGCTACCTGGCCGTCGAGGGGCCGATCCAGCGCTCCGGGTTCTGGGGCAGCGCGGCGGGCATCAGCGACGAGCAGGTGCTGGCCATCGGCTACACGCAGTGCGACCTGCGGAAGCGCGGGCTGTCCGACCTCCAGGTCCTCACGCAGATGGCCGGCTATCAGCCGACGCCGGGCACGCCGGCCTACGACGTGGGGCTGGCCAGCGTGCGGAACGCCGTCCGGTTCATCTGCCCCTGATTGCTGTGAGTTGGCTGCGCCAACTCACAGCCCGTGCCAGGTGAAGGCGATGACGGTCGGGGAGGTTCCCACCTCGGGTGCCACGTTCAGGCTGCCGCCGCTCGTCTGGTACGCGTACACGGCTAGCACCACACCGACCGCGAAACGACAGGTGACGCTGAGGTTGACCGCGTTCCCCAGTCCGGCCGCGCTGATGCCGTGGCCGTTGTGGCTGGCGATCCGCTCGGCGGTGGACAGCTCGATCCAGGCGTACCGGATGCCGGTCGCGTTCGGCGCGTAGGTCAGGGTCAGGTCGATGGTCCACAGCCCGGCCCGGTTCAGCGTCCAGTCGATGTTCGACGTGCCGCTGGGCACGACGTTGGAGTCGGCCTCCACCACGGTGGGGAACTGCACCTTGGTGGGGGTCGCGTTCGTGATGGCCTGAGTGCTCGCGTTCGCTCGGCGGTACCGGGCGAACGTCGTGGCCACGGCTCCGTTGGCGGTGGCCGCCGACAGCTTCCCGACTGTGAACGGTGCGTTCGTCGTCATGGTGTCCCTACCTGACCAGTCGTAGAAGCTCGTACCGCTCCGGGTGGACGGCGGCCCCGGCTAGCTGGGGCTTGACCACCCCGTTCGCGCTGCGGGTCACCGTGAACGTCTGCGGCGAGGTCGCCCCGGTCACCGCGGTGATGATGACCACCTCGCCGGCGACCTCGGCCGGGCACGGGTAGTTGGCCGCTGAGGTCGACCACAGGTCGAACGGGTCCGACGCCACGGAGAACGACACGGCCGAGCTCGTGTACCCGGCGGCCAGCTCGGAGGAGTCCGAGTCGAGCCGGTCGGAGTCCAGCGAGCCGACGTCGTACGGGGTGTACGGGGTGCCGTTGAACACGATGCGGTGGTGGTGCGCCGTGTTGAACACCTCGGTGTAGCCCCGGGCGAGGATGCGCGCGTCGTCGTAGGACGCTGCGGAGTCCATGCCGGTGAGGTCGAGCCGGTCGTCGACGTCGACGTCCATCAACTGCCACAGCAGGTTCACGTTGATGTCGGGCGCGTGCAGCTCCACCGACACCCGGTAGCGCGGCTCGTCGATGGTGCCGAGTCGCACCATGTGCCAGGCCAGGTCCGCCAGGTCGGCATCGGTGTAGACGTCCACGGTCTTGGTCTCGTCGAACACGTCGACGCCGTCCGGCCAGGGCTGCGTCGACAGTGGCCCGGAGGTCAGCTCGGCGGTGTACTCGGCGCCGCCGGGGCGCTTCAGGGTGACCCGGTTGCGGGTGCCCTGGTCGTCCTCCACGGGCTCCAGGGGCTCGCCCACCTGCCCGGCGTTGTAGGCCAGGGACGCGGCCGGTGACTGGTTCTCGGTGTCCCTGAGGGTGCGGAACGCCAGCCCGTCGGACGACTTCGGCTCGTACAGGACGCCGGCGTCGACGAGCACCGCGCCGGCCACCAGGTTGACGAAGGTGTCCATCCGCTGCGGACCGACGTCGGCGGTGTCGGACAGCACGCCGTTGACGATCAGGGTCAGGCCGTGCTCGGCGCACAGCCGGTCGAGCCGGGCGCCTGCGGTCTCACCGGCGTGGCCGATCATCGCGTCGTGGTACCGGGCGGCCAGGGTGGGCGACCCGCTGTTGATGTGCTCCGGGAACACGATCACGTGGGACAGGCCGTAGGGCTGCGGCTCGTCGATGGTCGCGGCGAAGTACCCGCCGACCAGGGTGGACCAGGTGACCGGGGTGGCCACGATGCCGGGGAGCGCGACCCCGTCGATCGACATGGCGTACTGGATGCCGGAGCCGTCGATCCAGGCGCTGAATGCGACGGTGTGCCACACGTTGTCGTAGCCGATATCCGCCAGGGTGCCGGAGAACAGGAGCACGGAGGCGAGCGGGTTGGACGTGATCAGGTACACCAGGAACGCCCCGTCGGTGTACCACGTGAACGAGATGTTGTCGGCCGGGTCGGCGCACTGCAGGAGCGCGTAGCCGCCGGCGTCCGCGCTGATTCGCTGCGACCAGCACACCGACCACGAGGTCGGCAGGGAGGCCGAGCGCACCGGGATGTGCAGCTGGCCACCGTTGGTCAGCTCGATGACGCTGGACGCGGACAGCGTGCCCGCGTCGACGGCGAACTTGATGGCCCCGATGTTCGGGCTCACCTGCGTCTCGCGGGCGAACGCCGCCGGGGCACCGCCGCTGACCGTGTTGCTGCCCAGCTCGGTAGCGGCCGCGCCGTCCTCCAGCGACCAGTGATCCACGAGGGTCCAGGGCCCGGCCGGCATGAACCGTCGCGGTGCGGAGGCGAGCACGGCCTTGCCCTGGCCCAGCCTGCGCAGCGCGCCGGCCGCCGAGACGGCCACGACCCGGTCACCCCGGTTGCCACCGACGGTGTGCGCTGCGCTCCAGCGCGGGACCATCTTCGCCACGTCCCCGTAGAACCGCGGCAGGTACACCGCCAGGTCGTCGTAGGTGAACACGATGGGCTTCACGTTCGAGTTGCCGCCGGACACACCCGCGCGGATGCCGATGGTGCCGGCGTTCGGGAGTGCGTTCGTGGTGTCCTCGTACTCGAGGTGCCAGCCGCCGGGCTCGGGCTGCCCGGCCGGGTACACCTTGATCCGCATCGTCTGTGCCTCGATCTCGCACACCACCCGGAGCGACTGGGCCGCGGTGTGGACGAGGCCGGGCACCTGTACCGGGGCCGCGAGCTGGCCGCCGTTCAGTCGGTGGAACGACACCCACACGGACTCCGCCGCGGTGACCTCCACGCGGCCGTGGTAGTAGTCGAGGCCAACCCGGAGCAGGACGTCGATCGGCTCCAGGCTGCCGCCGGTCACGTTCGTCAGGGGCAGGGTTACCGTGACGGCGATCCGCACATCCCGGACGCTGCCGCCGGCGTTCATGTAGGCGACCCGGTAGGACCCGACGGCGGGCACCGACAGCACGCCCTTGCCGCCCGACTGGCTGTAGTCGGTGGCCGACACGGTGCCCCCGACGCCCGCGTGGGTGAAGCCCTGGCCGGTGTCGGTGGGCAGCCACCCGGCCGCCGACGTGCCGGTGAACGAGTCGGCCGAGACCTTCACCGACTGCCGCACCTGCACGCCACGGCCGAGCTGGTCGTAGTAGGGACCGGCCGGGTTGCGCGGGCTGAACCGCCCGTCCCGGTCGTCGAGCACGAACGTGGACGTCTGGGGAGTGGAGCGCGGCGCCTCGTTCGGACGACCCCGGTTGATGGTCACGGGCGACTTCTGCCGCACGTACTCGGTGACGTCCACCCACACCCCGCCCAGCAGCAGCTCGGTGACGAGGTTGTGCGCGGTCACTCCGTCTCCAGGGTGATCCGCCCGGAGCGGAACAGTTCCATGATCGCGGACGCCAGCGCCGAGTCGAGGTCGCCGGCGAACCGCAGCGTGGTGCCGCCGCCCCCGCCGGTACCGCGCGGCGAGACACGCTCGCCGGCCTGCAGGATCGCCAGCACCTCGGTACCGGCCATGCCGGGGACGACGCCGCCGGTGTGGAACTTGGGGATGCGGGGCGCGCTGAACGTGTTGCCGCCGATGCCGGGCACCCAGCCGGGGACGGTGAAGGACAGCTGCCCGATGCCCCGGTTCCAGACGTCGGCCACGAAGTTGAATGCGGCCTTGAACGCATTCTTGATGCCGTCGGAAATGGAATTGAATACGCCGAGAATGCGACCGGGTAGCGACAGGTAGAAGTTGACGAAGCCCAACGTCTTGTCGACGACCCAGTCCCACGCGGCGCCGAGCGTCTCCTTGGTGAACTTGGCCACCACGTTGAAGACGGCCATCACCTTGTCGCGGAAGGTCTCACTGTTCATCCACAGCAGGATGAAGATCGCGGCCAGGGCGAGCAGGGCGAACATCAGCGGGTGCGCGGCCACGAACGACATCGCCCCGCCGAGTCCGGTCTTCAGCGCGGTCCCGGCCTGCGCCGCCATCGGGATCAGGAAGTTGGTGAACCCGGACGCGACATCGGACGTGGCCATGCCCAGCGCCATCATCTTCTCCGACGTCGACATGCTGTCGTCGCTCAACGCCTTCAGCCCGTCGGACACACCGGCGATGGTGTCGGAGAACCCCATGGCCCGGGTGTCCACCGTGTCGGACTTCTCGGCCAGGCTCTCGGCGGACCGCCCGGCGTTCTGCATCTCGTTGGACGCCGAGCCGACCTTGTTCGACATCGTGCCGGCCGCCGAGCCGACGCGGCTCATGGCCTGTTCGAGCTTGGCCGAGTCGCCGGCCAGGGTCAGGGTGACGGTGGGCTTGGCGCTCACGGGGTCACGTCCAGGTCGGCCGCCTGCGCAGCGTTCAGGAGCGCGGTCACCAGGGTGGCCTCGACCTCGTCACGGCGCGCCGCGTACCCGGGGTAGATGAACCGGCCACCCGACATGAACGTCCGCTTCACGCTGCGGCCCGGACCGACGCGGCCGCCGAAATCCAGCCACGGGTAGTAGGGCACGCGGGTGCTGCCGCCGATCACCCGCGACTCGGTGCGGGTGGACCTGGCCACGATGGAGCGGCGCGCGGCGCCGGACCTGCCGGGCACCCGCGGCCGCGCCCAGTCGACGACGAGCTGGGCGCCCTCGTTACCGGCCAGGCGCAGCGCCTTCGGCAGATCGGCGCCGAGCTTGCGCAGGTCGCGGCTGAACTGCTGCAGCCCGTCGATCTTGATCGGGTCGACCAGGGCCACGTCGTCACCTCCCGCCCTTCGCCTCGGCCGCGGCCAGCTCCTGCCGCTGCCTCTGTCGGCCGTCGTACACCTGCCACCGGATGAACTCGGCTTGCGGCATCTCGTCGCGCATCCGGGCCACCGTCATGCCCAGCTTGCGGGCCAGGTAGTGCTCGTACTCCAGGACCGGGTCATTCTCGAAAGTCGTCGCCGGCTTGCTTGGCCGACGCGACCTCCATCCCGGAGAGCTTCACCACGGCGGCCACCACGACCTCCAGCTCGCCGGCCGGCGAGGCTTCCTGCCACGCGCGTACCTCGGCCTTGGTCATCGGCGGGTCGACGAGCGCCATCGCCAGCAACCGGCGGTCCAGCTCCCCGGCGTCCAACTCCTTGTCCTTCACGGACAGCGCCTGTGAGCGCGACAGGGCGCGGACCAGCACGGTGCCCTGTCCGGGGATGTCCACCTCGAGCTGGTCGAGCCGGGGTGTGCTGAGGTCCTGGACGGTCAGCCTGGCCATGGCGTTCTCCTACTGGTCGGCGGTGACGAGGTCGTCCGACATCTGCAGCTCGGCGGACCACATGATCTTGTCGGCCACGACGGACGACTCGTTGTAGGCGGTGACCAGCACGTCAACGGTGTCGCCCGGCTTGCCGGTCCCGGCGCCCTCCGGCTTCCACACGAACACCACGACCGTGCCGACAAGGGGCTTGATGATGGCGCGCGGCCCCGTGGCGCCGTCGTCGTAGACGCCGGAGATGGTGCACTTGCCGTCACCCAGGCCGCCCTCGTAGACGTGCCGACTCTTCCCGTAGCACGTCACGTCGTGGCTGTCGGCGGTGTCGTTCCACGCCGTGTTCTTGGTGAACGGCGAGATGTCCTCACCGTCGATGGTGACGATGGTGTGCCTGCTGTGGGTGAACGCCACGGTCAGCTCCCGGTGATCGAGCAGGTAAAGGCCGCCGACAGGTGGTCGGCGTTCTGCGGACTGGTGTAGATGCCGGGCTCTGCGCGCGTCACCGTGACGTCGTCGCACGACGTCCAGGCGTAGGTGTCGAACAGCTGCCGGATGGACGCGTCGCCGGTCTTGGCGAGGTAGCCGCCGATGACCTTCCGGGCTGCGGCGCCGGACACCCCGCTGACGACCACGTGGACGATCAGCTCGGCCTCGGTCATGCCGGGGCCGTAGGTGCCCTGGTAGTCGATGAACTCGGGGAGCGGGACCAGGGCGCACGGCGGGGTGATCTTCCGCGCGTTCCACCCGTACAGGTTGAGCTCCCCCGGCAGGGTGGCGAGCGCGGTCAGCATCTCGTCCATCACGTCGTTGATGTTCATCCGACCACGAACCGATCCCGCTGGTAGCCCTTCAGCATCACCTGCACGTCGGCGTCGATCTTGGCGAGCAGGCGCAGCGAGCCGGCGTCGGGCGCCTCGGCGATCCCGAACGGCGCCTCCCGCCGGGTGACGATGCGCGACGCCTGCAACAGCGTCGCCTGTTCGACGACGGTCGGTACCGCGGTCCAGCCCCAGGCCGCGGTCATGGACAGCTCGCCCTCGTAGCCGTACCCGGCGTACCCGTCGGGCAGCACGAGCCGTTCCCACGGCCGGCCCTTCTGCGTCGCGTTCAGGGGCAGCAGGGTGTACCCGGTGACGGCCACCGCCTCGAGCGTCAGCACCACCCCGGCGACCGACTGCAGGTCGTCGATGCGGGCCACCCAGCGGCCCCGGCTGCGGTCGTACCGCGGGGTGTACAGGCGTAGCTCGGGAGCGGCGACCTTGCCGAACTGCCGGTTCGTGTGGTCGTCCACACCCCGGCTGGCCGCGGTCACGGCGCGCCCGGCCACATCCTCGTCAACGACGTCCGCCTGCATGTACTCCAGGAGATCGTCGACGAGGATGTAGTCGGGCGCCCATGCCATGGTCGGTCAGTCCTTCAGGTCGTCGCGGGTGAGCTTGTCGCCGGTGAACGGGTCGGTCGCCTGGCCCGTCTCCTCCAGCTCGTTACGCGTGCCCTCGGACATGCGGAACGACGGCTTGACCGGAGCCGGCCGGGTGATCGGGCGCCCGGCGATGACGTCGTCCAACTGCTCGCGGAGCCGCTCGTTCTCGGCCCGGAGCCGCGCGATTTCCCCAGTTGGGGAATCGGTTGACGTGGTTTCTCCCATGGGAGAAACCGGTTCCGTCCGACCGCGCCGCGCCGGTGGCCGGTCGGCCGGGGGTGGCGGGGTGGGGGTGTCGGTCGCCATGACGGCGCCTCCGTTCTCGGGGCTCACGCCACCGGGTCGTAGATGATCTCGCGCACGCCGGTGACGTCGGAGATGGCGGTGGCCTTGTAGCCCCACAGCCCGATGTAGACGTGAGCAACCTCGATGTTGAAGTCGAGCCGCTGCGGCGCGGACGCCCAGCCGTGCACGACGGCGCGGTCGAACAGGTAGGAGCTGGCGGGCACGACGCCGGTGGCGGCCAGCGCCCATGCCGGGAGGAACGCCAGGCCGTTGACGTCGATGCCAGCCCACCGCGGCCGGACGGTGCCGGTCGCGTTCGCCGGGCCGAGCGCCGGGTAGATCTTCCGGCCGGCGGTGTCGACGGCCGCCGCCAGCTTCTTGTAGAGGTCCACCTGCGTGAACGCCGTGTCCATGCTGAACCCGCCCCGGATGAACTGGAGCAGGGTCAGCGCCGCCTCCAGCTCGTCCGTCAGGTCGGTGTCTTCCTCGCCCGCGGTGAGGGTGATCGCGGTCGGGGTCGCGGCGTCGAGCACGGCAACCGCGGCCGCCTCCAGCGCCTCGAACCAGCCCTTGGTCATCTGCCGCCAGATCAGGTTCGAGACCTGCGGGTTGCCGCCCTGGTCCCAGGTCTCGCGGGTGATCTTCGCCTTGCCGCTCACGGCGGTCGGGGTGACCGTCTGCGACGTGGTGACCAGGGTGCCCGAGCTGGGCTCCACGCCCTCGGTGTGCGCACCGACGAGGCCCGACGCCGAGCTGAACTTCGGGAAGGTGAACGGGGTGATGTCGGTCAGCGTGCCCTTGTTGATCGAGTCCCAGATGGGGTACTGGAAGTCGCGCTGGTCGACGTACAGCTCCGGCCGCTGCCGGGTCGGGTTCAGCTCGTTCACGTCGCCGGTGGCGATGTCGAACGTGGCCCGGACGAACTCGGTCGCGCGGGCCAGGGCTGCCGTGTCGCCGGCGTGCCCGGCGAACAGGTCCTGACTGAAGTCGTGCGTGCCGCGCTGCAGGTTGCCCCGGCTGTCGAACCGGTACGGCGCCGGGTCGGTGACCAGGGTGACCGCGCCGCCGAGCTTGGTCGGGTCCACCACGGCGCGCTGTTCGGCGACGGTCGGGGTGACGCCGAGCATCGCGCCCAGTGCGGCCGCGCCGTTCGGCTGGCCGAGCAGGGTCGCCAGCTGGTCACTGTTCAGGGTGAGACCGGTTGCCGCCGGCGGGGTGGGTGCGGGGGTCGGGCACGCCACGCCGGGCGCGTGCTCGGTGCTGCACGTGGCGCACTTCTCCATCGTTCCTCCGTCTCGACTCGCGGCCACCTTGGTGACTCGCGCGTCATCGAACGCGGGCATCGCTGTCAGCGACACCTCACGCAGATCGGCGCGGCGTACGAGCAGCGCGCCCTTGTTCCTGGGATCGGGCACCGCGTCGGCGGCCAGGTCGAAGTCGACCCCGACGGAGAAGCCGTCGAGCACGCCGTCCTCGGCCGCCTCCAGCGCGCGGTCACCCTCCGGCCCACGGCCGACGCTGAACCGCACCTTCAGCCCGGCCGGGGTGTCGGTGAGGGTGACGGCCTTGCCGAGCGCCTGGGCGAAGTCGTGATCACGCAGGAGCTTCACCCGGCTGGCGTCGGACCACGTGAGGGCGCCGCGCTCGAACCGGAACTTCAGCCCGTACTTGGCGCCGATCTTCCCGTACGGCAGGACTAGGCCCTCGATGGTCCGCTTGCCCGCGTCGGCGGTGAACCCGGTGACGGGCACGTCGGCGAACTGCAGCCGCTCGTCGTCGAACGTGGCGGCCACCTGCCGGGCCGCCGCAGCCACGCTCTGCTCGTCGGCGACCTCGGCCGCGGTGTCCGGTGCGGCCGGACCTCCGCCGGCGGACAACCCCTCCTCGGCGCGCACCTCGGCCACGGTCATCACTCCCAGGTTCAGCGCCTTCTCGTACACGCCCCAGCGCTCGGTCGGGTTGGCCTTCATGTAGTCGTCGAGATCGAACGCCACCCGGTAGCCACGCTTGGTGACGTCGGGCATCGACAGCCGGTCGGTGATCGCGCGCATGAACGGCGACAGCGTGTCGTTGATCCGGTCCCGCCGACGGTCGACGGCGTTCGCGTAGGTGCGGCTGGTCGTGCTGACGCCCAGGTCCTCGGGGTCGATGCCGAGCGCGTTCGACAGGTCGAGGCTGGCCTTCGCCTGTAGCTGGACGAGCTGCAGGTCCGCCGGGGTCGGGGTGTCCACCGTGTGGTAGGCGAGCGCGGCCGGGACGTACGCCGTCGAGCCGGACTTCCGAGCGGCCCTCCAGTCGTTCAGGATCTCCCGCACCTCGTCGTCGTCGACGGGGTCGATCATGTCCGTAGGGGTGAAGTAGTCCAGCGGCCGCGGGTCGTCGGCGTACATGCTGGCCAGCTGGTCGAGCAGCAGGGCGCGTCGGATGGCGCGCCCCGCGACCTTCAGGACCGCCGGGTTGGGCGAGTCGAACCGGATCACCTCGGACCACGGCACGGGCTTGCCGTCCACCCACACGACGGCGCCACGGGGGTCGTCGCCGCCCGGGAGCGGGGACCGGGCCGCACCGTCCGACGGAGGCACCAGGGACACCCGGCTGACGTCCAGGTGCTCGGCCGACGACGGGAACCCGTCGAACCCCAGCGCGGTGACCCGCCACCACGAGATCGACTCGAACAGCAGGTCCTCGAACGTCTGGGCGAGGGTCACCACGTTGGCGACGTTGGGGTCGATCTGCTCAAGCAGCGGGTTCCGGACCACGGTGTTCGCCGAGTTGAGCTGCTGCAGCGGCAGGGTGGCGATCGAGCAGATCAGGTTGCGGCCCTGCTGAACGGCCGGCACGGTCAGCGCCTGCTCGCGGGTGACCCGCTGGCCGATGCTGCGGCCTGCCAGCTCGGCGAACATCTGGTCAATCGGCCGGGGCGCCGACTCGCTGAACTGCACCCGTGGGACGCCCAGCACCCGGCCGGCCCAGTCCCAAAAACCCATGGTCACAGAGCGTACGGCACAATACCGACCGAACGGTCAGGCGACTTACCGAACGCTCGGCCGGTCGGTGACCGAACGTTCGGTCACCGACCGGCCGGTATGGCTGTGACGATGCGCGGCTTGCCCACTCTGGGCGGCAGGGTGCGGGCCAGGTGCACAGCGCCGGCCACCGCGTACGCCCCGTTCACCGGGCCGCCCGTTCGGCGAGCGAACACCCAGGCGTCACCGCGTGCGGCCATCTCCGTGCCGAGCACGTGCGCGTCCAGGAGCGGGTCGTTCGAGTGGAGCACCTGCCCGCTGAGGACCTGCTCGGCCAGGCCCATGCACACCGCAGTCGTCTCCGACGTGATGGCCGCGATCCGCACGCCCGGCGGTGGCCACGACGAGCGGCGGCCGGCGGCCTTCCGCTCGGCCAGCTCGGCGGCCACCCCGGCGGCCGGGCCGTTCGGGAACCACCCGATCACCCGCGGCCGGATCTTGCGGGCGAGGCCGGGCAGCGCCGCGCGGAGCGCCCTCGTACAGCCCGGCCCGTCCCAGTCGGCCACCGTCGACACCCGGACCCGTTCGTCGTCGAGCAGCGCGGCCGCCACGACGATCGCGTGCAGCCCGTCGAGCGACACGTCCACGCACAGGGCGAGCCGGTCCTTGACCGCGTCCAGCGTGCCGGGCTGGCCGCCGAGCTGCCACGCGGGCTCGTTGATCGCCGGGTCGTGCGTCCGCGACCTCATGCACATGTGCTCGGTCTGGAACTCCACCAGGTGCTTGCCGCCGCGCCTCTTCGCCCGGCGAGCGCTGGCCAGCAAGGGGCCGAGCGGCTTGCGCCGGTTCAGCGCCGGGTTGGCCTGGGCGAGCGCCGACACATCCTCGGCGTCGGACCCGTCGGGCGCCGAGTACTCGATCAGACAGACGTCGGTGTCGGCGGTCGTGCCGTCCTCGATGTCCTTGACCGCGGCGTCGCGCATCGTGTTCAGCGGCTCGGACGAGTCGGTGCCGGCGTTGCTCAGGCACCAAATCTGGGCGTCGGCCACGGCGGACGTGGTCGGCTCGGCGGCCGACCACACCGACCAATCCCGGTGCTGCCGGAACTCGTCCAGCACCAGCCGGGCCACGGTCAGCGACCGGCCGGCGTCCGTGTTCGCCGCAGCGATCTTGTACCGCGTGTCGTGCAACGTGATCAGGTGCTGCTCCCCGTTGGCCTCCCGCACCGCCTTCCGCCGGGGGGCGCACTCGGCGGCCAGCTCCGGCACGCTGAACGTCATCTTCACCAGCTCGGCCCACGACTCGCGGGCGTAGTCCAGTTTCGAGCTGGTGCCGAGCACGGTCGGCTGCTTCACCCGCGGAACCCACGGCGACGCCGGCAGGTCGACGTGCAGCCACCACGACGTGACCAGCTTGACGAGCTCCGTCTTCCCGCACTGTCGGGACACCAGGATGATGACGATGCGGAACCGCGGCAGGCCGCCGGGCAGCAGCTCGCCGGCGTGCACGACGGCCCACTCCTGCCACGGGTCCAGCGGCTGGCCGCACTGGTTCGTCGCGTGGTCGATGATCGAGAAGCCGAACGACGTCTCCGGCGTCAGCTCACGGAGCGGTGGAGTCCACAGTCGCGGCACCGTGCTGCCGAGCACGACGGGCTCGGGCTTCGTCGAGTGCGGAACGAGGGGCAGGGTCACGCGGTGCGCCTCCCTTCCCCAGCACGGCGGCGCGGCCGCGCGGCGTCATCCCCAGCGATTCCAGCACGGCGAGCAGCTGCGGCCCCAGCTTGGCCAGGTCGCCAGTCGGGCACCGGTCGCACGAGCACGGCGGCGCGTCGATGGCCGCCGCGTACACCTTGGCCAGCTCGACGACGGCGCCGTCCACCACTGTGGTGGTCAGCCCGCCCAGTGCCACGGTGAGCGCCTTGGAGACGCGGCCCGGTGTCCGGCGGCTCACGGCGCGGTCCTGCGGCATCCTGGCGATTCTGGCCCGATCCGCGGGGAGAGAGAGAACATGGCAGACGGGTGTCCAGGGGCACCTATGGCCGGGAAAATCACCATCGCTCCATCCTCAGCCCGCGCGGCTGTCGCGTCTTCGGGTTGCCGAGCTTGCGATTGCAGGCGCCGCACGCGGCCACCAGGTACCGCGGGTCGTCCCCGGTGACTGCCCTGCCGACGGTGTGGTGCACCTGGTCGGCCTGCCCCGTGCAGCCGTCGAGCTGGAGCGTGCACCGTCCGCCGTTGCGCTGGCGGTTGAGCAGCAGTACCTCTGCCCGGATGCGGCGCCATGCCCGGGTGCTGCCCCGTGCCCACGACTTGCTCATGGTGGCGGCTGCGTTGTCACGCTGTTCGCGCGCGGTCGGTGGGTTGCGTCGCGGCGCGCGCACAGCCGATGCTCGGGGGTGTATCCGGGTAGGTAGTGGTGCGTGGTCGGTGGGGGGTCACCGGTGAGCCGTACAACGGCTGTCTACAGCTCACCGGTGACCCCTGATGCTGTGTTGTAGGGCTCACCGGTGAGCTGTAGAACTGCGTCCGGTGAGTGTGACGTTGTGCGTGACGTGCGGCGTGACGTCACGCCCTTAAGGTGCGTGACCTGCGCCTTGTGCTCGTCTGGCGAGCGGACCTTCACCCGCTCCATCAGGTCGACCGCGAAGACCAGTCGGTACTCGTCCGACATGCCACGACGACGCGCGCCGCGGCGAACCAGCTCTACCAGCCCGGCGTCGACGAGCGCCCTCAACGAGCGCTTCACCGTGCTCACGCTCGTATCGGTGTCCACAGCAAGGCGCGCCACGCCGGGGTAGATGCTGGCCCCGGCGCGGCGCCCTGTGGCCGCGTCGTCGCGGTTGTTGGCGTAGGTGGCGAGCGTGAATGCGACGAGCTTCACCGTGGAAGGCAGTTCGGCTCGTCGCACCACGTCGCACCAGTGGTTCGGGGCCGCGCCGATGTCCGGCTCGGCCGTGGCGGTCAAGGTCAGGCGCCGGTGCCAGGGCCGGCGTCGTAGACCCCGGACTCGGGGTCGTACATGCCGGTGGTGTCCACCGTGGAGACGGCCTGGCCGGCCCTGGCCTGCCGAGCGGCCACGGCGTCGCGGCCGCGACGTGCTCGGCTGCGCCGCTGGCGTTCGGCGGCCAGGGCGCGCTTGGTGTCGCCGTCGCCGGCGGCCGGGAGCTGGCCGCCGCTGTGCGCGTGATCCTCGATGCAGAAGTCCACCCGGCCGATAGCCCAGTCCAGGGCGGTGTGGAACGCGCGCCACCACTCGCCACAGGGCCAGTTGCGCCGGGAGCCACTGACGTCGTCGCACGTGTCGCACTGACCGCTGACCTTGCCGCCCCACATCGTCATGGGCGCGCCGTCGTCGTCCTGGAACACGAGCGAGCGGTGTTCCTTGGCGGTGCCCATCAGCACCTCGGCCAGCATCGCCAGCGACGTGTCGCCGGCCACCTCGGCGGCCCGTGTCATGGACATCGCGATGGTGGACAGCCAGCAGTCGGGCACGGCCTCGCGCTGCGCCTTTATGCGCGCATTCAGCCCGGCGTACTTGTCCAGTCGGGGCTCAGCGCTACCTGCTGTGGTCACCCCGAACGCTCCAGGACCCCGTAGTGCTCCGCCCATGCCTCGACGCTGGCGAAGCCGGCCAGGATGGCCTCGAGGTCGCGCCCGGCCGCCCTGACGCCGTCGGCCACGTCGAAGGCGTCGTCCGGGTCGGTGACCTTGTCGGGGTCGGGGCAGATCCAGATGTACGGCGCCCCGCACGGGTCGCCCTCGATCTGGTCGGCCCACACCTGGGCGTGCTTGCGGTCCGGGCCGGTGTGCACCCAGATGCCGCGGTGGTCCGTGTCGGACACCGCGGTGTCCGCCGTGCCGGGGATCATCGCGTGGTCGGCGGTGCACCACGACGGGCACGACGTGTAGCCGTGCTCGAGCTGGTCCGCCTTGTCGGCGGCCGCGGTGCACAGGCCGGCCAGGTGCCGCAGGTTCGCCACGTCGAACGCGGCGTCCTCGATGAGACCGATGTACGTCTCGCCGGTGGGGTCCCACGTGACCGCCCCGGTTGCGCCGTCGTACCCCTCGCGCAGAGCGAACGTGGCCACGATCTCCTCGGATCCGACCGCGAAGCGGCCCTTGATCGTGCGCGTGGCCGTGACGGCGCTGTGGAAGCAGTGCCATTGGGTGCCGCCGTCCCACTCCCACTCGCACGTGCCGCCGCACCATGCGGTGTGGTTCGGGGCCGGCTGTCCCGGCGCGTGCGAGCGCTGGTGCTGGGCCAGCCACTGGATGACGTCCTCGCGCAGCACCTCGGGAATCAGCGGCGCCTCGTCGTGCCACACCTGCAACTCGTCGAGTGCGCCGGCGTCGATCCGCTGGCGCATGTCGCACCCGATGCCGGGGGCCGCGCCCTCGACGTGCCACGTGACCCCGAACGTCAGGTCGTCCTTGCTGAGGCCCAGCCTTGGGAAGTCGAGCGCGATGATCCGCGCCATGCGAGCCGCAGCGGGGTGCTTGATCTGCTTGATCTCGGCCAGGTCGTCGTCGTCAAGGGTCAGAGGGGCCAGCTCGTTGGCTTCGGCCACGGCGGCCAGAAGCTCGTCGACGATCCGGCCGGGCTTGCTACTCTGTGCATCGGACATCGGGACTCCTCGTTGTTCGATCGAGGGCCACCCAGTCGCCGGCAAAGTGATCTGGGTGGTCCTTTGGTCTGTCTCGGTACGGGCGTTCACGGCTGGCTACCTGCGGCCAGCTCGCGCTCGAAGGCGTCGACGTTGTCCGTCGGGTAGAGCACCCTGCGGCCAACCCGCACGCCCTTCGGCCCGTACCCCTTCATCCGCCAGTAGCGAACGGTGGCGTCCACGGTGCGGAACCGCTCGGCCACCTCCGCCGTGGTCAGGTACTCGGCCATCCTGTAATCCTTCCAGGACCGCTGCTACGACAGCAGCAGCGTTGAAAGCAGGATGGGCGCGTTGGCTACTGCTTGTCAAGCAGCTATGCTGCATGTTGTGCAGGATCAACGCAGGCCAACGCAACCAACGTTGGATGAACTCGCTGAACGCTCGTTCGGC